GAGGTCATCATGGCTGGAAAAGAACTTACATTTAAACTGGTAATAGATGCTGATACTAAAGACTTTGTATCTAATGTTCAGCAGTCTGAGAAAACCGCAAAAGCCCTCTTTGATGCGATAAAAATAGAATCAGATAAACTTAAGACAACATCTGAAGAAACAGCAAAAGAAGTCGGTAAAATTGTACCAGATGACCTCCAAAAGAAAGCTGATCAGGCTAAAGGCAAGTTAAGTGAAGTGTCTCAAGCAGCTAGTGAACTACAAGGTCAAGCTATTGAGGCTGCTGGTAAAATTGATGGTTTAGGCAATGAGCTTCAAGACACAGCAAGCAAGGCCAATAAGGCTGGTTTTGAAATCGGCAGTGCCATTCCTAGTGACGCTGTTCAGTTAGCAGAAATGCTAGGCAATAAGTTCTTCTCTGCCGCAAAAGAAATTGAATCTCTGGGTGATAAATCGACTATCAGTGCTGGTGAACTCCGTGCAATGTCGAGTGCTGGGGAGCAGGGGCTTAATGAACTGAATTTGGCACTGAAAGCCGCTCAGGCTGAGTTGGTTCGTCTACAAAGCACTGATGGCACCCTACAAGACATTGAGATTGCTAAGCAGCGCGTTTTAAGTATTCAAGATGCGATTAACGAAGCCTCCAGTGCCTTCAACTACTACCAAGGTGTAGCGATCAATGCCATGAAAGGCGTGGATGGTGCCACTCAATCAGCTATTAACCAGGTCCAACGTTTTAGCGCCGTAGATCTAACTGGGGTAGTAGGGGAAGCACAGACTGCCACCCGTGCAATTGAAAGTATGGGTGACGGCGCAAGCCTCAGTACCAAAGAAATTGAACGTATTGGCAGCATTGGCACCAATAGCATTAATGCCCTAGAGCGTGAATTACTGACAGCAAGAAATGCATTTTCGGCACTAGAGCAAAGCAGTGAAGCTGTAACACTTAATGAGATTAAGGCAGCTGGTGACAAGGTTAAAGGTCTTGAGCAAGCAGTAGATCTGACTAAATCAGCCTTCTCCGAATTTAATGTAAAAGCCACCACTGCAATGCAGGGCGTTTCCACAAGCACAGATAAGGCATCCGGTAGTGCCAAGCAAGCCGGACATGCAATTTATGAAGCATTAGGCATTAAACCGCCGTCCGTGATTAATGATGCTATTGCCGATCTGACCAGAAAGCTCGAAAACTTTAAAGCTAACAGTAAATTGCCGGCTGAAGAAGTAGAACGTGTAACCAAGATCACCGAACAGCAAATCGAAAAGCTTAAAAGTGAATTAAATGGTGTTGAGCCTGCTGCTCAAAAGGCAAATTCTGGAGTTTCTGTTTTCTCTAGAGGCGTGGATGGTGCTAAGTTTGCTGTAACTGCACTGGTGGGGGCATTAGCTACAATTGGTGTTGGTTTGGGGCTTCGAGAGCTTGCCCAGGCGGCTGACTCTTATACTAATCTTTCAGCTCGAATCAACATCGCAACCAGTGATGGCGGTAACTTCCAGCAAGCAATGGCAGGTGTCCATCAGGTAGCACTTGCTACGAATTCTAGTCTAGATGCTACTGCAGGCCTATTCACAAAAGTGAATGATGTGGGTAAGCAGATGGGAATGACCCAGCAGCAAAGTCTGGATCTGGTCAAAACTATCAACATGGCCATTCAGACTGGTGGTGGAGATGCCGCTGCCAGTGAAGCCGCAATTGTCCAACTTACCCAAGCATTGCAATCGGGTGTGTTACGTGGTGATGAGTTTAACTCAATCATGGAGCAGGCTCCGGGCATCTCAAAAGCACTAGCCCAGTCACTTGGCGTGACTACCGGTGAGCTGCGTGCAATGGCAGGAGAGGGTCAGTTATCAGCCGAGAAGGTAATTAAAGCTTTACAGGATCAGTCAGCAGCAATCGAAGCGGACTATGCCAAGTTCCCAACAACTATTGGTAATGCGCTACAGAAGATTTCTACACAGTGGCAAATTCTGATTGGCGAGATGGATCAAGCTAATGGGTCAAGTGCCGCCGTAGCGAATGCCCTATCAATCATCGCTGATAATCTTGGAATTCTAAAAGTATTCTTTGATGATGTAGCTGAGGGGGTCGGATACTTTACTTCAAAATTTGACGATATAGATCCAAGTACCTTAGACGCATTAAGAGACACACTTACTCAAGTTTATGAAAATATTAAGCTGAATATTAAGTATGTTGCTGATTTTGGTGAAACTGCCTGGAGTGCATTTACAAGTGCATTGGATGCAATCTCGCCGCTATTTAATGCACTGATAGGTGGTGGAGAGGATGTAAACGGATTTACAACCTTCCTTAATATGCTGCGTATGGCGATGGCTGCCGTAAGTGACGCTAGTTTTGGCTTAAATGTTGGCCTTAAGATTCTACTATCTTCTGTCCAGTTTCTGGCAGGAGGTGTATACAGCTTAGCTGCAGCAACCTTGAAGTACGTACCATTTATGGGGGATCTGGCAGATGAGGCTGAAAAGGCTTCAGATCGCATGTTTGCTCAAGCTGAAAAGAATATGCAAGGAGCTATCCAGCTTAGTACTGAGCATAAATGGGCTGTAGTTGAAACCTACGAGGATATACGAAAAACTCAAAAGGAGAAAAACGAGGAAGCTGTAGCCGATAGCACTGCAACCTTTGCTGATTTAGTTAAGCAAAATGATGAATTCACTCAAAAATCTAAGGAATTAGCAGGCGAGCGTGCGGCCATCGATGCACAGCTAAACCAAGCACGAAAAGATGGCAATCAGGCTACCATTGATGCAATCATTCAGAAATCTAATGAACTGGAGGGCCGCGAAAAGGAGCATGCAGCCAATAAAGCCACATTAGATAAGGATATGCTGGCTTCTGCTCAGGATTATGCCGAGGCTGCTATCAAGGCCAATGGCGGTGTCATGGACGGCGTGATGCAGGCCGATCTATTAACCAAAGGCTATATCGTCACCATCGATGAGGCTGGAAAGGTTAGTGTTCAGGCAAGTCAAAGTGCAGAACAGGCTGCTGAAAGTGCTGCTAAAAAGGAAGAAGCTCTAAGGCTGGCCAAGGAGAATGTTAAGAAAGCCGATGAGGAATATTTGGCTTATCAGAAACAGGCTGCAGTTGAACGTGCACTTCTGGAACAACAGATTGAGCAAGCCAAGAAAACTGGTGATCTAAATGCTTTAGCTTCTGCTCAGGCATCCATCAACGCCATTAATGCCAAAGAAGCCGAGCTAGCCCAAAACCGTGATTTACGTATAGCTGAACTCAATAAGGCTAATACTGGATCTAGTCAAGTGGCTGAAACTGCATATTCAAGAGCCTCTGCTGCTGCCAAGCTATTTGGTGTTGATCTAGATGTGTCGCTAAACAAAGTCTCAAAGTCATTTTCCAGTTCCGGGAATGAACTGGATGGACTTAAGATCAAGTTGGGTGAGGCGGGGTATACGGGTAAACAAGCCGGTGATGTTCTTTACCAGGCATGGGAGGATTGGCTTAGTAAGGCCAAGAGCCAAGCTGAAATTGATATGGCCAAAGCCAAGCTTCAAGAGTTTGGAGATCAAGGTAAAGTTTCGACTGCTCAAGTAGAGCAAGGCCTCATTGCTATCAAAATGCAGGCTCAAGGATTACCTGATGATATTGACCCGGTTACTGAAGCGTTTAAGCGCCTTGGTATTCAGACCAAAGAGCAGTTAAAGCTTTCCGCTCAACAGGCCTTAATGGATTACATCACGATTCGTGATAGCGGCAAGGCCACAGCTGAAGGCATTCAAAAGGCCTATGAAAAAGCTGCTCAGTCTGCGGCTGCATCCGGTGACGCAGGAAGAATTGCAGCGGTAAATGCAATGAATGCCGGGCGTAATCTAGAAGTGCAGATTGATGATACTGGAAAGGCTGTTGTCAAAACCATGGATGATTGGACTAAATCCAATGACCGCGTTAAGGATTCCGCACGTGGCATTGGTGATGGATACCGTCACGCAGGTCAGATTGCACGTGAAGAAGCCAAATCTTCTACCGAAGCTTGGGCCGATGCTGTCAACAAGGCTAAGAGTGATTTCAATAAAGAAATGAAGCGACAGGGCGAGGCATTGAGTAAAGGTATATATGACTATGACTCTTACACCAAGTCTGATGTGATTTCGCAGCTGAAAAGCAAAGGCTATGACGATAAAGAGGCTGAGAAATTGGCTGGAACCATTTGGTCGAAAGCTATGGCGGCAGATCGTGATGCTAAAGCTGAAGGTCTTGGAAAGGAAAGCAGCGTGGCAATGAAAGCATTAATTAATGCTGAATTTGATCGTGCCGCAGCGAATGGAATAACCACTCAGCACGGAACTAATAAGATCAATGAACTACTTCGCAGTATCAATGTGGCTTCTACCGGTTCCAGCAGTTTTAATGACTATGCGCCGTCTATTCCGTCAGCGCCGTCTGTCAGAGACACTGGCCAGCCCGCCAAAGAGGTTACTTATAACTTTGATTTCAATGGCAAGCAGATGCAATTTAGCGGGCCAGCAGGTCAGGAGTCTTTAATGAATGAGCTTGTGAATCAATTAAAAATACAGGCGAGATCTACATGAAATTAATCCGCTTAGCAACATTAGAAACCGTCCCATTAGAGGACGGTTTTTTATGGCCTGATGAATTCTCATGGAAGGCCATTGAGCAGAATCAAGCCTATGCCATGGATGGAACCCTGGTGATTCAGGAAGGTAAAAAGAAATCAGGTCGGCCAATCACTTTACAGCCAGCAGATCAAGAAATGGGCTGGATCAAGCTACGTGAACTGCGGACTGTTTTGGAATGGTCCAAGCTGCAAGGTGAAAATTTTAAACTGCAGTTTGAACAGCCACATGATAGCCGGCAATTCACCGTCAAATTTAACCACCAGGAGGGAGCCTTAGAGGCTGCACCGGTGAAAGGGATTCCAGCGGTATCACTGGATGATTATTACAACGTGACCTTACGCTTTACGGAGTTAAACGATGGCGATTGAAACCAAGGATTTAGTAATTTACAAGTCTGAACGCTTGACTGATAACTCTGATGGCGGTGGTAAATACTCTGGCGTAGTAGTTCAGGACGGCATCAGTAATAACCTGTTCAATGACGTATCGGAAATGGATCGAACCATGGGTGATGTATCCATGCGCAAGGTCTTTCCTGCTGTCACCACTGAAGACACTGATCTATTAATGGGTGCAACGGTTTTTGTATCTGAGCTGCCAGAAGATCCAAACGTATCAGCATTGCTTTTTAGTACCAAAAACTGGACGGATGAACGCCAGTCTGCCCAGAACCGGTTGGAAAACTATCTAGCCAAAGGCGGTCAGATCGCCGGAACACCACTAGATACCCACTGGAAAGGTATGTCATCACTACAGGTGGCTATGTTTCCTCAGGAAGTGGAATCTTCAGTAGGTGACACCATTGTTCTGATCAGTGATGAAGGTAAAGCTTTAGAGCGTGAGCAGTATGTACGTATTACTAAAGTTGAAACACGAACTGCTGTAATGGTGGTAGATAACAAGAGTGTCGAGTACAAAGTTGCTACTTACTCGCTAAATGATCCGCTTGAGATCGACTTTGTGGGTCTTTCAGCTCGTCAGTGGTATCAGGGTAACGCAGTATCTAAAACCATCATTCGCGATACGATTGTTGCAGATACAGGGCTTTACTATTCATCGACAGCACTGGCATCTGATGCAAACGTGGGTGAATTTACGGTAAATGCTAAAAGCATCTTTGCTCAACTGATCCCATCAGCTCAGACTGAAACCCCCATCATTGATGTAAATGCCGCAGGTGAAAGTGTGGTCCTGGTGGCGGGTAATGAAGGCACCATTACAGTCAATTACCCGAATATGGTCATTGGGGCCAGTCAAAACCTGTATATCGGCTCAGCTGTGATTCCTTCCAGTATTTCTTTCACGATGCAAGGTCAGCAGATTACCGATCAGGGTGGTTTACTCAAGAATACGCAAGGCACACAAGTTGGCACGATTGATTATCAACGTGGATTAATTCAGTGGACTGCGGCAGCACCGGCTGGAACCGCAAGTCTGAATATTACATTTAAACCAGCAGCTGCACCGAATCAGTATTACCAAAGCCATGCCATTCCGGTAACTCAGAACAATCAAAGCACCAACTGGACTGGAGTGTTAATTCCTATTCCGGCACCTGGTGCACTGTCCATTACCTACATGAGCCAAGGAAAATTCTACGAACTTAAAGATGATGGATCGGGTCAGTTAAAAGCTGCCAGTCCGTCTTTTGGTTCAGGCATGATCAATTATGAAACCGGCTCATGGTTATTAACGACTGGCGCACTACCAGATGTAGACACACCAATTCTGCTGAACTGGGGCACACCAATTGTCACCTTCGTACGATCAAATTTAAGTGTAGAAAAAGCTGCCTTTGATTTTGATTTAGGTCGGCCGGGTGTATTACCGGGCATCACCATTAACTGGATGCTTGAAGGTGAAGAGAAAACAGCAACCTCCAATGCCCAGGGCAAATTTACCGGTGATGCCACCGGTGAAATTAATTATGCCACCGGGATTGGCAAAATCATTCCGAATAAGTTGCCACAGAAAGGCACGGTCTTTTCGGTAATCTATAACTACGGCACTTCACTTGAACAGACCAAAATGGATGTAACCCCTATAAACCAAAAGATGACGTTCACAATCGGGACAGGACCAGCGATTCAGCCAAATAGTGTTGAGTTAAAAATTCCACTTCAAAGCAATGAGGGGATTACAGGATCTGTAACCCTGACAGATGTGCCGGTGAATGCAACTATGGGTAATCTAGTGAATAGCCGCGGTCAAGTGCAAGGCACCATTATCTATGCCACTGGCGCAGTTGAAGTCACACCAAAAAGTACAGCGAGCAGATTTGTGCAAACCTTTACACCTATGGCTACCTATACGGCTGCCTAGCGAGGAAATATGTCTTTTTATTCTCCACAAACATCAGATATTCAAGGCGAACAGGTTGAGCTGAAGGCCTTTAATGCTGTTGATGTTCAAGTGAAATACCGCGATACCTCTGGCTCGAACTCAGCAACCCATACGGTGACGGCCAACAAGCTCAAGCTGGATTTATCTTCTGGTTTTGATGAGCAGATCCTGACAGGTTCAGCTCGCTTCAAAGTAGGTGCTGATACTTTCCTGGATCGTACTGGCTTGCTGTATCGTAATGTGAATCCAGCCAATAACAGCGGAATTCAGTCTGGTGTCATTCAATATGGCACCGGTATTGTTGAAATTGACTCATGGACACCGAATGCAGATAACACCATTACTCTGGAATCCTTAACCACCACAACCGACCTACTACCGGTCAATAAGATCAGCTTTAGAACGCCGATCATGCCGATCCGGCCGCAGTCTTTAACTGTGGTGGTGGGTACGCTTGAGTATGGTCAGCTCACATTAACGGCTGATGAAAATGGGGTGATCGAAACCAGCCGGGCGCATGGTCAGGTCAATTGGGATAATGGCTTTGTCACCATTTATTTTTATACCAAAACCAAAATTACTGAAGCCAATCGGGCAGACATTGAAGCGAATGATTGGTATGACCCACTACTCGAATACGATGATCTAGATGGTCGTTATATTAATGTGCCAGTCTGGGTCGATGCTTCATCAGTACGTTATAACGCAGTGGCTTATACCTATATTCCATTGGATTCTGAAATTCTAGGTCTGTCTGCCACGCGTTTACCGATTGATGGCCGGGTGCCGATCTTCCGGGTCGGTGGTATCGGGATTGTCAGCTCAAGTAAGTCTCAGGAATTGCCTGATGCTGTGGCAGGCACCACATACGATTTGAACGATCAGCGCATTTCATGGGCTGAACTTGAAGATGCTAACGGAACGAAAGTCGCTTTCGATTTGTACACGGTTGATTATGATTATGGCCGCGTCACACTTGGCGGTGATTTTGTACTGGGTAATCTAGTTGCCCCGCTGACAGTGAAATACCGTTATCAGGATATGGGTTTGATTCGTGATGTACAGATTAATGGTCAGCTGACTTTCACCAAACCTTTAACCCATAACTATGATGCGGTGGACACAATTGTCGGCTCTGCTTTAGTGATTGGTGATATGCAGGCGCGTTATACGCGGAAGTTTGTGCAAGGATCTTGGAGTAATGCCTGGACAGATGAGCCAAGCTCAAGCATTTTGGCTAATTACAACGATTCGCTTTATCCACTTCAAGTCACCAATAAAGGTGCGATTCAGGAGCGATGGGCATTGATCTTTACCGATGCGCAATCGTTTCGATGTATTGGTGAATACTCTGGCCAGATTGGTACTGGTACCACCAATGCAGACTACGCACCGATCAATCCGGTCACTGGTGTTCCATACTTCACTATCAAGAAAGAAGGCTGGGGTGCAGGTTGGGCGAATGGCAACGTCTTGCGCTTTAACACGGTTGCTGCAAACTTCCCGGTCTGGGTGATCCGCACCGTAAAACAGTCAGAGCCAGCAGTATTGTCAGATCAGTTCCAGATCATGCTGCGTGGTGATATCGATCGCAAGCTCTAAACATTAATTGAAATATGACCGCTTTGTGCGGTCTTTTTTATGGATAAATAAAAATGGTGACAGACGTAGATGTTCAATACTTTAGCCACTTAAATGGCTTAACTCTAGGAAATAACTGGGGCGATTTAATTCGCTTGCTTGACAAAGCTTTAGTGACAGGCATTGATTTTACTCAAATCACAACAGCATCAATTGATGCTCAAGGTGATGTGCACATCACACTATACGTAGCGCATAATGCAATGTTATTTCAGGTGGTAGAATTAACGGGCTTTGCTCCCACATCACTTAATCAAAAATACCGCATTAAGGGTGTGCCCAACAGCACTCAACTCATTTTAAAACCACATACCGCAATTGCAGAAACAAGCATCACAACAGTTGGCGCAGGTAAGCTAGCATCACTCGGTTACGAAATTATTTTTCGCGACACAAACGATGTGAAGCGGGTTTATCGTGCAAAAAATCCAACGGCACAGCATCCATTTATTCGTGTAGATGAAAGTCTAACAAGCCCTGATGGTACAACAGGTGTATATACATCAACTTATGCAAAATATGCCATGGTCGGCTTGCTTGAGCACATGGAGCATATTGATGATTTTAATAATCCAGATGTTTTACAACTACCTTTTGACCCTACTGACCCTTCAAAAAATTGGAAAATTACAGGTACGGGTTCAAGTGTGGTGAGAGGGTGGGGTCGATGGTATTGGCGACGAAGTGGCGGTGTAACAAACAGTTATATTCAAGATGCAAGTAGCCCTGCATCTGGTGCATCACAATTCACACTAGTTGGTGATGCTGATGCTTTTTACTTTTTAAGATGCCATCAAGCAACCGACACAGAATCAAATAAACAGATGAGTGGGTGTGGATTATTTAACTCTGGGCTACCGACCGATGTGGTGCCAAATTGGTTCATATTTTCAACATTATCCCAGAATAGTGCATCTAATGGTTTTACCATGCGTGATGCAATTGGTTCTTGCCCTCTGGGCGGCAGCACAAATACTGGTAAATTTTTCACCTGCAAGCACAGTTTAGCATCGCGAATTGCTGCAAGCATGGATAGTTTCGGCATTATGCCTGACTCCAACTCTGGGAATACAACACTATATGCAGCGACAAACATGCCAGCCCTTGAAGTGCCGTTTTATGATGTTGATAAGGTGTTGCGCGGTTGCTTAAAGCATTTGTGCTATCTCGGTAAAACCGCATCATCAACAGCACTAAGCACGACAATTGAAGAAAGCTCAATGTATATCACTGAGCGCGCGTATCTTGGTAGCTCGGCAGGAGCTTTCGCATTTTATTTAGGAGAGCTAGGGTGATGCCTGTTTCAAGAAGAGTAATGCCATCTAACTCTTTTCTTCAAAATATTGAAAGTGGGCTGGTGGTTGCCAAAGTAAAAGGCTCAGTGAAGAAGCTGGGCGCAGCCTATCTGTATTCGACAGTTGTGCTATACAACAAAGCAAATTTGCAACCAATTGCGGTCAGACGACCGGATGCGCACGGAAATTATAGTTTTTTGGGTTTAAATACTAACTTAAAAACCTTCATCGTCGCATTTGATCAAAATCAAAAATTTAACGCAGTAATTCAAGATAACGTGGTGCCAAAATGAGTAAAACATCTATCAATGCTCGGCTTACCATGATTCAGGCCTTTGCAAATTTTATGGATAACGGTAGCCAAAGTGCTACCGTTATTTTTTATGAGGGTACACAGCCTGCCAGCCCTGCAATTGCAGCAGATTCAAACGGTGCTTTGGTAACACTCACATTCCCCAAACCATGTATCAAAGAAACCACTGCTACTTATGTGGAGTTTCACCCAACCGATACCGCAACTGTGATTAAGTCAGGCACTGCAACATGGGCACGTATTTATAACGGTGCTGGAGAAGTGGCTGCAGATCTGACAGTAGGTACAGATATTGCGCTGGCTAATACCAATCTAGCCCTTGGCGGCACACTATCAGTCACTTCAATAAAACTCAGACCTTAAATTGAAAGGGTGCTCATGTGGATTTTAAAAATAAGCTCGGCACCGTTGATGCGCACAACCTAAACTTAAACTTTAAGCCTGAAAATACCGACAGCCATAACATCATTCTCAATTTTGAGCATCTGGCCGATGGTTCGACCAATCTCAATTTTGGGGATGATGTATCGGGTGTCATCAGTACAACACTTGATACTGAGTTTACATTTGAAGTCACAGCAGTTTATGCAGACAGTGGTGCAAATACTGCGGTCATAGATACGGTGCTCGACACTGAATTTAGCTTTGATGTTGTCGCGGTCTTTCAAGAGAACACCGATGTCATTGGGCATATTGATACAGTCTTAGACACCAGTTTTAGTTTTGAAGTCGAAGCAGTATTTAGTGAAAACCTGTGCACCATTGATACGGTTTTAGACACTGAGTTTCAATTTGAAGCTAAGGCGTTCTTTGATATCAATCACTTGGTTGGGGTGTCTTACGGCTTTGACATGCGCTATCAGAAAGCCATCGCAGCCTTAAGCACGACAGAAATACCATGGGCCAAGCCTATATTAAGAGTCTCAAATGAGGCTCTTTTTTATGACCAGGGTTTGGTCATTTCCAATCAGGCAGATATTCGGTATGAGCAGGCAGGGTCATTAACTCGGGCGATTAGATCCATCCATGAGCAAGCAACCGGATTAAGTTCGGATGCTTACATTATTTGGGAAGAAGGTGATAAACGCTTTATTCATCAGCGTTACTTGCATGAAGAAACCGTCAAGCTGCGCCACAACAGGGAAACGGTATGGCAGGAAATGATCCGCCGGCGCAAGACTTTCACTTATTCACATGAAGTGGCCCAAGTTTTTGAGCACCGCTTTTCATTTGGGTGGGATAAGAGTCTTGAGATTGTTACTCATTCAGATTTGCCATGGGATAAAGCCAAGGCGATTCATTATCGCAAGCACCCGGTTTTACCTTGGCCAAAGCCGGAAATACCTAAATACGAAGGTACTGGCGATCTAAACTTTATATGCCTGTGTCATGACGTTGATTCACACAATGTTGTTTTAAATTTTGGTGCAGATGACTGCATTCCTGCACTGCCGAACAGAAACTGGTGGTATATCGTGAATATATTAACAGCCGAGCGACTAGATACCGGCGAAAAGATCCAGGTGATGGATGGTACCTACAGTGCCAGCCGATCACAGTGGTGCTGGACTTACTCGATTACAGTTGCACATACCGAAAAAGAAAAGCTTCAGCCGATAGATGGCCAGCCAGTGATTCTTAAAGTCATGATCAATGGATATGAGCACCATATTTTATTGGAAGATCCAGAAGAAACCCGGCGCTTTGCCAGTGTGCTTTACACTTACCCAGGTCGAAGTGTGACTGCTTTGAACTCGGATAAATACGGACCGACACGCTCATTTATCCAGGATAACGAGCGAACTTCTGTACAGCTGGTGCAAGCGGAACTGGACCGGGCTAATGCTGGCACAGTCTTGGATTGGAAGCTGATTGATGAGCTGGGCTGGATTGTACCGACTGAGAGTCTGAGCTATGCTGAACTTGCGCCAATCGATGCAATCAAGCAGGTGGTTGATGCAGGCGGTGGCTTTATCTATAGCCAGAAAGCAGGCAACACTCTGACCATTTTACCCCGGTACCAGAAAGGCTACTGGGATACGATGACGGTAGAGGATTACGATATTCTGTTATCTGAAAGCCTGGTGATGCAGCAAAACATCAAGCAGAACGATGAATACGTTGCTGACTTTAATGCCATCACCGTAGTGAATAGCCGTAGCGGTGAAAGTCTGAAAGTACAGCAGCGCGGCACTTCGGGTAATGTACCGTTAGAGACGGTCACTGGTCCATTGTTTAATGTGGTATCGGGTGCGAGTTTCGGCAAAAATGAACTGGTCAAAGCCAATATTCAGGAGCTGCACACTTTCTCAGATATTCCGGTCAGCCAAGAAATTGGCGAGATGCTACCGGGTAAAACGATTGCTTTTAATGGCCAGTGGTGGGGTGTAATTGATGGAGTGAGTGGCAGCTTTTCGCATGAAAAGGTCAATGAAACCATTAGCGTGGAGCGTATCAGTCGTGAGTAATCCTTTATTTGAACTGCGAAAGCTGCTTAATCCCACTCATGCTGAGTACATAGGCACCATCACCTCAGTGAAGCATCCAGAGTATCGGGTACAGATTGATGGTGGATCCGGTCCAGTATTATGTACATCTGGCACAGCTTATAACCTGGGTGCCAGAGTATTTGTTTCCAATCAAGTGATTTTAAGGCCAGCACCAACTGGTCAGCATTCAGAAATTGAAGTTTAAGTAAAAAATACCAATCGCACCCAACCGGGTGCTTTTTTATTGCCAAAAAATAGGGGTATGTATGACTAAAGGGGATGTATATGGACTTTCTTAGTCAAGTATTGGAAAGCATAAAGAACCATTCACACATCCTTTTTACAGGTGTGCTGGGTGCAACTTTTGGCTTTCTATTAAGTAAGGAGCCCACCCGGGATCGCTGGATAGGATACTTTGCAGGCTTCATTTTATGTGTGGTCTTTGCTAAACCAGCAAGTTTATTTCTTGCTAGCGGTAACTACCCAGAACTATTTGGATTCATTCTGGGCGCTGCTGGTAAAAGTACAGCTGAAGCATTGCTGAGTTTGGCTCGATCAAGAGTTCTTGGTTTGGTCAAAAAGGAGAGTGAAGATGCTGCTAATCATAAGTAAAACGGCTTTGGTGTTATTTATAGTTTCGTTTGCCATCATGGCATTTCATCCAAAAATTCAACATCCAAAAAATATCGATTTCCTATGAATATTGTCTAACCATTTTGGTGCAGCACTTTTTCGTAAGCATGTGTATTCATCAAGTCAGGCTGGAATACTTTTCTAAAACACAGTACGCATATTATTCGCACTCTTAACCCTACAGCT